TGTTGACGCCCGCGATATGTTCTACAATCCTGATGTCTATGACATGATCTCGTTTAACGACGAGTGGGAAAATAAGGGAAAGATCTCATACTTTGTACCTGCGTACAAAGGTTTAAACCAATTTAAGGATAAAAATGGTAACACACAAATACAGCCAGCAAAAGATTACTTAGATAAGTTTAGAGAAAAGTTAAAGAAAGGTAAAAATGCAAGGAGCGCGCTAGATGCAGAGTTGCAGAATAGACCTCTTGTACCATCTGAGGTATTTCTTACCCGAACAGGTAATTTATTTCCTGTGGCTGATTTACTTAATAGGTTAGCAGAACTAGAGGCCTCTAATAGAGAACGTAATCATGATTATATTGGTGAGCTGTATGTAGATGCAGAAAGTAAAAAGGTTAAGTGGAAACCTAATGCAAAACTTAAGCCAATCTATGAATTTCCTGTTAGAGGTAATGATGATATTGCAGGATGTGTTATTATATATGAGATGCCTTACGAGGATTCTCAAGGAGATATACCATATGGCATGTATCTTGCAGGTACTGACCCTTATGATCATGATGAATCTACCACATCTTCTTTAGGATCTACTTTAATTATAAATAAGCTTACAAATAGAATTGTGGCTGAGTATACTGGAAGACCTGATACAGCAAACCAGTATTATGAGAATCTTAGAAGATTATTAAAGTTCTATAATGCAAAGTGTTTATATGAGAATGAGCGTAAAGGTTTATTCCAATATTTAGAGCATAAGCATGAAACATATTTACTGGCAGATCAGCCAGAGATTATAAAAGATGTAATACAAAATACTAAGGTGTCTAGGCAGAAGGGTATGCACATGTCCAAACCTTTAAAGGTATATGGAGAAGAGCTTATTAAAATGTGGTTGCTTGATCCTTATGAGAATGAGGGCCTTTTAAATTTACACAAAATACGTAGTATAGCTTTATTAAAAGAACTTATATCTTACAATAATCATGGTAACTTTGATAGGGTTATGGCCTTTATGATGGTTATGTACCATCTAGAAGAAACTAAAAAAATAACAGTAGAGAAAGAAAAGAAAGTTTCTACAATATACGATCAATCTTTCTGGAATAAATCTTTATTCTCTAGAAAGAGAAAACCGTTTTAGCTATAAACACAAAAACTAAAAATCTAATTTCTTAGATTATTATTTGCAAGAAATAGTAAAATTTATATTTTTGTCCTTTAATTCGCGAATTTTAAAAATAATATAAATATGGCAACAGTAAATGTAACATTGTCTCTTTCTAGTACAAACTTGTTTGCAAAGCAAACTTTAAGTTTTACAGAAACAGACGTACTTTCTCCTGCAGGGGATCAACAACTTATAGGCCGATTAGTCACTACAGGCTCAGGAACAGAAGATAATATAGCATTAAAAGCTTTAGATGGAACAAACGATCTAGCTTATGTATTTTTACACAATTTAAGTACTACAACTGGTGAGTATGTTAAAATTGGATTATGCGCAGCTCATGGTACAGACTCAGACACAGGTGACTGGTTTGCAGTTTTAGGGCCTGGTGAATTTATGTTCATGCCTATTTCAGATATGCAAGATATAGATATTGAAGCGGCAGCAGGAAATCCTGTAGTTGAATATATCTTAATGGAAAAAGCAGCATAATTTTAAAAATATAAGAACATGGCAAACGCAACTTTAAATGTAACATTTAGCATCTCTAGTTCAGATTTATTTGATTCTATTAATTTATCAAAAACTATATCTGATGCTTTAACAATAGACGGTGATAACCGACAAGGTTTAACTACAATGAAAACTAGCACATCTTTCGATGATATTAACGTAAATGCGCTAGCAGGATCAACAGGTGGTGGTAAAAAAGCATATGTATATGCTAAGAATATTGACTCTACTGATGATCTAATCTTTGCAGATGATGGAGATCAAATTTTTGCAAGACTGGCTCCAGGTGAGTTTTTCTTTTATCCATCAGCAGACAACACAAAGATTCAAGTTAAATCTTCAGCAAACACTCCATCAGTAGAATTTTTACTACTAGAGGTAGACTAAACATAATTTATGGCTTACGTAGATTTTCCCAGACAAAAACTAAGTCGACGAAAGAAGACTCAGAAATGGGGAGAAGAATGTGTAGAATCTGCATTAGGCTTAATTGGATTATATGATCATACAAGACGTAGTTCTCGCTTCAAGAAAAAGCGGAACTACGATTTGTATAATGGTAAGTTCGATAAAAAGGATCTTGAGTATGTAACAGATCCTTTAGGCTTAGGTGGAACTGCAGAACTTCCTGCAACACTTCAGTACTATGATATAGTATCTCCTATTTTTAATCTTCTTTTTGGAGAAGAGGCTAAACGTAAGTTTAGCTATGTTGTTCGTGCAGTAAACGAGGATTCTATTAGCGGCAAAGAAGCAGAAATGCAAAAGGCTGTAGTAGATATGTTTGCAGGAATAATAAATCAATATAGAGAGGCGGCATCACAGGAAAATCCACAGGCAACTCCAGATCAAATATCTCAAAGCATACCAGAAAATCTTAAAAGGTTAGAGAAATATTTTAACTACGATTTTCAAGATATGAATGAGTCAACGGCTCATAAACTTCTTCAGTTTTTAGAAAAGGATCTTAATTTAACAAGCATGTTCCGCACAGGTTGGGAAGATGCTTTGATTGCAGGAGAGGAGATTTATAATATAGAACAGATAGCTCAAGAGCCTGCCGCTCGTAGAGTAAATCCTTTAGAGTTTTATTGTCTTCTTCCTCATAACTCAGATCTTGTAGATGATGCTGACATAATTGTAGAGGATACATTTATGTCTTTAAATAGTGTTATTGATAACTACTATGAAGATCTTACTCCTAAACAAATAGATCAGTTAGAGAGTAAACAAGGTAACAGATCAAGTCTTCAAAGTAATAGTTCATTAAATTACCCTAACCCTCAAAAACTTTATATTGAAAATAGAGAGGGAGAGGATACTGGTAATGTATTTAATTATTATGATCAAGATGGTAACATTCGTGTTACAAAAGTTACTTGGAAGTCTATGCGTAAAATAGGTAGACTAAAGTATTTTGATGAGCAAGGTATGCCTCAAGAAACAATTGTGACTGAAGCATATAAAGTAGATGACTCGAAAGGAGAGTCTATTGAGTATATGTGGATTAGTGAATATTGGGAAGGCATGAAGATAGGAGAGGATATGTATCTTAATATTCGTCCTAAAAAACAACAGTTCCGTGAAATGGATAATCTTTCTATGTGTAAGTCAGGTTATGTGGGAACTATTTATAATGCAAATAACTCTCAGTCTGTATCACTTATGGATCGTTTAGTTCCTTGGGTGTATTTATACATCACTCTTTGGTACAGATTAGAACTTGCAATCTCTGCTAACCAAGGTAAGATTGCATTGATAGATTTATCACTTGTTCCTGATGGTTGGGAAGTAGAAAAGTGGATGTACTATGCACAATCAATGAAGTTTGGTTTTGTAGATTCTTTTAACGAAGGTAAAAAAGGACAGTCCACTGGTAAATTAGCAGGTAACATTTCTACACAGAATAAAGTGTTAGATATGGAAACTGGTAATTATATCCAACAACACGTACAATTATTAGATTTTGTAGAAAGTAAAGTACAATCATTATCTGGTGTTACTAGACAAAGACTTGGAAGTATTACATCTTCTGAGCTTGTAGGTACAACAGAGAGAGCTGTACAACAATCATCTCATATTACAGAAAAGTGGTATGATATACATAATCAAACTAAAGTGCGTGTACTACAAACATTATTAGATGTTGCAAAAGATGTGTATAGAGGAAAGACAAAAAAGTTCCAATTTGTAGCTGATGATCTTGCAACTACTACATTTAATTTAATGGGTGACTTTGGATACCAAGAGTATGGAATATTCGTATCTAATGCTACTCAGGATTTACAAGCTATGGAAGCTTTAAAATCTTTAACTCAAGCAGCTATACAAAATGATAAAATGTCTATCTCTGATGTTATTTCTATTTATAACTCAAGTTCAATTGCTGATATTAAAAATAAAATTAAATCTTCAGAAGCTCAAGCTGAGAAAAGAGAACAAGCAGTGCAGCAACAACAAATGCAACTGCAACAGCAGCAAATGCAAATGCAGCAACAAGCAGAACAGCAAAAAATGCAGTTCGAGCTCGAAAAAGAGAATAGAGAAGATGCTAGGAATAGTGAGGATAACCGCACGAAACTGGAGATAGCTCGTATGAATATGGAAAAGAAATCTGAATAAAAAAGCTAACTACTGAATAAAGTATAATTTTAAAAATTATATTTTAGCTATAGGAGCTAGATTTTAATTCAGTTACAAACAATTTTAAGTTTGTATATAATTATTAAGTTTTTATTTTTGTTGACTAATAACTAAATTTCAATTATGGCAATAGGTGATGATGCATTACAGGGGCTGGATTTAAGTGTGTTAGATAATATCACAGTTAAACCACAGGAAGAGGACGCCAAAGCAGAACAAAAAGAGGAGGGAAAAGAACCTTCAATTTTTGAACCTCAATTAAAAATTCAGGAAGTAGATGAAATTCCTGAAGAGAAAAAAGAAGAAGAAGAACCAAAAGCGGAGGAAGAAGCTCCCAAAGAAGAAAAAGTTGTAGAAGATGAACCTGCAGCAACTGAAGAAGAGAATAAAGAGGAACCTGTTTCTGAAGAAGAAACAGAAAGCGATACTGAAGAAGAAGAAGTTAGCGCGCTTAGAGTATTTGCAGAAATGCAAAGAGATAAAGGAATCATAGATTTTAAAGATGATGAGTTTGAAGCTGACGAAGAATGGCTTTTAAGTAAAGTAAGCGAGACAGTAGAAACAAAAGTTCAAGACTATAAGGATTCAATGCCTGAAGAAATTAAGTATTTATTAGATAATTATGAGGCAGGAGTGCCACTTACTAATCTTTTAAATATGCAAAGTAAGGAACAAGTTTATGAATCTATAACTGTTGAGAACTTAGAAAAGAATGAATCTCTACAAAAAAGTGTTGTAAAAGATTTATTACTAAAGTCTGGATGGTCTGAAGAACGTGTAAATAAAAAAGTTCAAAGATACGAAGATACTGGAGTTTTATTTGAAGAAGCAGAAGAGGCATTATCTTCATTAGTAGAAGCACAGAAACAAGAAAAAGAGATGTATGTACAGCAGCAAAAACAAGAACAGCAGCAACGCATACAAGCTCATGAAAAATGGCTAGTAGATCTTAAAGATCATATTGGTAGTAAAGAAGAAATTTTACCTGGATTTAAATTATCTCCAAGAGATAAAGATAATTTATATAAGGGTATAACTAAGTTAGACAGACAGGGTAAGAACGAGATCATGAGATTACGTGAACAAGATCCTGAGTTTGACTTAAAAATAGCATATTTAGCGACAGTCCTAAAGTGGGATTTTTCAGCGTTTGAACGGCAGTCAACAACCAAGTCAACGAGGAAGTTGGCAG